TTAGCTTAATGTTATAAAATGCTATCTCACCCATAGCACTTATTATCTTATCAAGTTCTTTGTTGCTTTTTAACTTTGACCACTTTAATAAAACTTCTGATACTAAGTTAAAGTTGTTTATATACTTAATATCCTGTAGTGTGTCAATCTTTAAATAGGTAGCTTCCTTTGAGCTTCTGTCTAGTATATTGTTTATCATAATCTTATTTATTTAAAAGGGGAGTTTCCTCCCCCTGTGTTGTTATAAAGTGTTATAATATTTTTTAGCATCTTCATAGCTTCTAAAATTAGTACCTACTTCTTGCCCTTTACATTTTTCAATAACTTGGAATATTTGTCCGTAGTTAACGTTTTCAATTCGTGGTGTTGGCAAAGTTCTCATAATGTTTTGTTTTAAATTGTTATTGTTATTAATTATTTTAACTAATATAATAAAAAAAAAACAAATATTGTTAATAAACTCAAATAAAGTAGATTCAGTTTTTTTCTAAATCATTCATATTGACTATTGTTGCTTGGCTTTCTTCTAACAAATAAACTAGTTTTGTCTTCTTTTTGCTTGTCCATAAAGTGGTGTCAGGGCAATACATTTCAACTGGCTCAGGAAGAGAAACTTGATTTAGCCAAAACAAGTAGTTAGCTTTAGGATCATTGACAAAGTATAATTTTACCATATCGTGAGGCATATCCATTAACTGATCGTATTTGTACTTCTCAAGCATTTTAGTTTCGTAATACCTTGTTCTAAACTTCATTTCAATGCAACACTCATTTCCTTTTGGTGTTGATCCTACTGCATCATAATGCTCAAAGCCACCACCACACCATTCTAAATCCCATCCATCAAAATTTAGTATAGCTATAACTGCTTTTTCCCATTTATGAACATCACTAATCTGCATAAGGTAGAGCGTAAATATCATTTAAATCTTGTATCCACCTTTTTATTGTCTTAGGTGAACAGGTGCAAGGCTTGTAAAAAGTATGATTAAAATATTCTGAATGCAATTCACATATCATTTCAAACTCTTTTTGCGTAAGGCTATTTCTTTTTTTTTCTCTAAACTTTTCCCACTTCAACTTATCTTGATCTACCATCTTTTCTATTAATTTTTATGTTGTTAAGTGCTTTCTTTCTATCCTCACATCCACAGTCTTCTACTCCAATCAAATGTGTAGCTTTTTCTACAATCCATTTTATACCCGTGTACTTAAATATTGTTTCTAATATATCACCAAGCCTCATAATAGTTCATTTTTTAAAATTTGTTTTACTTTTTTGTAAGTGTTGTATAAAGAGTAGTAGCTAATTCCTGTGTTCCTAGATAATTCTGACACACTCATTTCTCCATCTAGAAGTTCAAACACCTTTTTATCGTACCAATATAAGCCATTTAATATAGACATCACTTTATCATATAATTCTTGATAGTATTCTGGCTGATCTATTTCTGTGTTAAAAAAGTCATCAGACTTATTAACATCAAACTGGTGTATTTCATCAATATCTACAAAACTTATTTTTTTCTCTTTTCTTTTTAAATCAAAAAACATACTTCTCAAAATTTTAAACACATAAAAATCATTGACTGTATTATTATAAGTAATGTCTTTTCCTTTCTCTACGTAATGATGTAGCCTTATATACATTTCTTGCACAATATCTTCTGCTGTGTCTTTATTACAACCAAAAGACTCAACAATTTGACACCAAGTTTTGTGCTTTTTATATGCTTCTAATAATATTTCCAAGTTGTAATATGAATTCCAAAAAATAAAAACATAAGAGTTATCTGATGATAAAATTCATCTTCATCTACATCTTCCTCATCTGGCTGTAAGTTTGGGTTATAATATAAAGCACCTAAGCTAAAACCATATATTGGTATGAACTGTATGTTTACTAAATAATTAAAAAAAATAAATTCAATCATATTTTTCCTTGTGTTTTATGTAACATATTTTGATTATCAATATTAAATCCTACATTATTTACAACTGATCTCATCATTATAGGCGAATCAAGGCTTGTTGGTCTACCACCTGAATCCATATCTTTTATTTTTCTAACGTGAATCATTGAGTACATCCAGTCAGTTGGGTGTTGCGTATATCTATGAATGACAATAAAATCATCTGATCTATTTATAAACTTACCACCACCTTCAACATCAGAACCCATTGGTGGCATTGGATGTCCTGCATATTCGTGATCCTTAGCGTGTGTTTTTCTTAATGCTTCTGTTGCTGCGTGTGTACATAGCCATATTGTTACATTATTTGATTTACAAAATACTCTCATTTCACTTGTTGCTGTATAATCATAATCGTGCTTGCTTAAGCCTCTAAGTTCTGACTTGTCAATCATAAGTGAGTTATATGGATCAATCATAAATCCGTGATAATTCCACGCTTTTTTTATTTCTTCTGCTAAATTTAACAGTTTTTTATAACTATATAACGTATTTGGATCAATTATTTTAAAATGTTCATTTACCCACTCTGTTTTTTCTATAAAAATTTTCTCTTCAATTTTATTAATTGGCAGACCGGTAAGAAACTCCACAAGCTTTCTGACAATAGTATATGCTTCATTTTCACTAGAATATATTAACCATTTCATTTTATGCTTTACAGAATATAACATCATTAAATAAAGTATAGTTGTTGTTTTTCCTGTATTACTATGCCCCAAAACGACATTAAAGTTTCCTAGCTTAAGTTTAAAGTATTCATCAAATTCAGGTATCTCTAGTGAATAACCTTCCTTTATTTCGCCTCTTCTAATTTGCTGAAGTTTTTTTACTTCATCTTTAATATTTAATATCATAATACTTATTTATTTAAAATCAAATATAAAAAAAAAGGAGGCTTATTGCCTCCCTTATTTTAATATGGTGTTCCACTTTCCTGCCGATCAGGAGAATGCTCTGAAGATGTTATCTCTTTTTTCTTGGCAAAATCATTTACTTCTAAATACAATTTACCCTTTCCAGAAATTTTACAATCTACATTTAACTTGCCATCATTTTTTTCAGCAAGATCTTTGTATTTTATTAATGTTTCTGCAAATTCTTTAACAACTATTTGTAGTTTAAATGGCATCCAATCAAAGTCGGTTTTAAATGCATACATACCATCTGCAAATTTTTTAGTTTCTTTAGTTTCCATATTTTTTTTTATCCGTTATGTACATAATTTTCAAATATTCTAGCTGTTTCTATAATTGTCTGCTCATCCCAGTTACCACCTTTTGAATATAAGTCTGTGGCTCTGTTTAATGAACTCTGTCTAATAATAGATATTTGAACGCTGTCAGGCTTTTTGCCTTGAAATGTATTCGTGCTATTTTGTGTATTTTTTGGCTTTGTATTTTCATAATCTACCTGCCCTGTTTGTTGCATTTCATTTTTATTGTAATGAATAACATCATTTACATTAAATTTGAATTGTCCTACTGCTAAAAAACTTAGCGAATCTCCATTAGCAAAAGATACTTGATACTTTTGAAATGTTCTTGTGCCATTGTCGTGTGTGCCTCTTGGCTCAATGTGTGTAATTTTACTTTGCATAATATTTATTTTGATTAATTTCTAACTTTGCCTCTAGTTCGGCAACCTTGTTCTCTAGTGCTTCAACTCTGACTATATAAAGTCTTAGTAAATCTTCGCTATAAGTCATAGGCAACTATTTTAAAGTCAACTCTGCTTTGTAACTCTTCTTTACAAGCCTTCCTATAAGCATCTAGTAATTCTGGATTTCTAACAGCATCCATAAGCTGTTCATTAGTGTAATATTTGATATTCATAATACTTAAATTTTGTTAAATATAAAAAAAAATGATAGTATATCAAAAAAAAAGGGCAAGATATTGTTTCAACCCTGCCCTAAATAAATAAGTATTATGCTTTTACACATAAGCAAATATAGTTTATTTTATTTATTTCAACACCTTTTTTAATTCTTTTTCATAATGTTTTATCATATCTTCTAACTCATCATTTGATATCTTGACAGTTGTTTTGCTAAGCAGATACATTCTTTCTGATATTTCTTCTCCTAATCTTTTGCCATATTCATACTGCATACCTTGTTTCATAACATTACAGCCATAGCATTGTGGTCTACAGTTATCTTCATCCCATCTTGTAGCATAGTTCTTGCGACTCATAAAATGTCCATTCTGTATTTTCTTTACAGGATATTCTCTATCGCAAGTAAAACAACTTACCATACCCTTATTGTTGGCGTATTTATTTCTAATATACTGAGAAAATATAATGTCTAGCTTTTTAACTAGCCTTGATCTGATAGGCTTTTTAGCCATTAGTTAAATCCTTTTCATTCATATGAGCTTCCAATATGTAACCATCCAAGGGATTAACAGACGCTATTGCTTTATATATTTTTCTACTGATAGCTTTTACTTCTGTTTTTTCTTTTTCGGTCGAGTCAATTCCTAAATTTGTGTACATATACGCATCCATCTCTAACAAAGCATCAACTTTTCTTTTAACACTCCAAGTTTTGTAACTTAAAATTTTTTTAATTCGATCTAAAATTTGCATATCATTTTTTTTATTTTATATTATATATATAGCTATATATAGCTAAAGTAAATATAGCTAGTATATTATATAACTAACTATATATAACTAACTAATTATAGGTTATTTAAAATAAAGCCTTTTAAGCTGTTATTTTTTATAAAGATATATAAATATATAGCTTAATACACAAAGTTCTTTAAAACACCCTTAAAATGGCTTAGGCGTCCTTATTGTCTTTTATAGCAGATCCAAAATAATAACCAAAGATACTAAGTGCTACCCCTTCTACTATTCCTAGCAAGTGTATAAATATCTCTTTGTTAGATGCAGGAACTTCTGTGGTCACTACTGTATAAACTAGAAAAGCAAAGGCTGATAACCCTACTAATCCTGTAACATTAAACATCCAGTCAGTACCGTATTGTCTAAGTGCTACTTCTCGTTTTCTTGCTGAGTCTCTATCCTCTACTTCTAGCCTATAAAGTTCAACAAGCTGATCGTGTGCTATCTGTTTATCTTCACTACTCATATCAGAGTCATCTATTAGATTCTTAACAACTCCTAGAACACCTTTGTCAGGTAAAAGATTGCCTACTACATC